CCCAGTGATCCTAGAGGCTGGCTTAGTGAAGCTACATGGCGACCTTAAGTATGGTCGTTACAACTGGAGAGACGCTGGTGTGCGTGGTTCTGTCTATTATGACGCTTGTTTCAGACACCTAGCAGCTTGGTGGGAAGGTGAAGACCTCGACCCAGACTCTGGTGTACATCACCTATCTCACGCTATCACAGGTCTAGCTGTCCTCAGAGACGCTATGATTCACGATAACTGGGAAGATGATCGCCCTAAAGAAACCCTCGGATTTGTCAAAGAGCTTAACAAGAAAGCCGAAGAGATGATCCAAAAACACAACCAATAATCTAATTAACTACCGTAACGATGGAAACAGATAAACATATAGAAATCCCACCTATCACCAAGGGTCTCCTAGACGCCTTAAATAGTTCCTTTCCCGCGCAGGACTTCCCTGCAACGGACAGTGTTCCTATGCTCAACTTCCACTATGGACAACGCTCTGTAGTTAACTTCCTTAAACATCACTATCAAATCCAAACTGAAAATCTAATTAACCAAAAATAATATTATGTGCATGTCCTCCCCTAAAGCCCCTAAAGTTCCAGACCCAGTGCCTCCTCCCGCACCTCCTCCCCCTCCTGCTAAGATGGCTCAGAAGGTAGAGAATAAAACACTAAAGAACCGAGCCTCTCAGAGTTCTAAAAAGCGTGGCACTTCCGCACTAAGAGTTCGTCGATCTACAGTGAACACAGGTTCATCTGGTAGCGGCGCTAACATCAATTACTAATTAAATACAAATATGGCTAACCGAACCCTCACAATTAACCACGCAGATGGAGACAGTGAAACCTATACGATCAACCGTGATAAGTTCGCGGGGGTTCGGGATATGACCGTAGATGGTGCTACCGTTAGCGTAGACCACACAGCGGTTCCTAAAGAGCGCTCCAAGGAGACAACCTTTGGTGGTTCTCAGAGTATCACCGTCAAACGGGACATCGAGCCACTGCTAAGTAAAGTAGCAGGTGGGGCATCAGTGGCTTACAGCCTTCGAGACCTCAACGACAAGCAAGGCAACAACAAGGTTGTCCGTGTAAGACGAGGAAGTGACAACGCTGAGTCTGACTTCACAGCTAAGGAGGTATCTAATGGGACACTGACGGGCTGGGTAAACGCTCAGTTAGGCCTCCCTCTCGACCTACAGGAGCTTACAGATGACGGACGCACAGGAGCAGTAATACCCGCAGCGGCGGCTTACTCACTGCGTAACCTTAGCTCTAGCTACAGCGGTGACGTAGTAGAAGTTCGTCGTAGCTCTAATGATACCCTGAAGTCCTTTAAGGCTTCTGAGGTTGCTGATGGGACTCTTCGTAACTTTTGCCTAAATGACGATTCTAATTTAATACGCTTTGCGGATGCTGGCTTGGCTGGTAGTCCCACGACCGACAAGCGGATGTATTTTGATGGGGTAAACGATTATGTAGAGTCAAATACAACAACTGATGCATCTTCTGACTTTTTTATTAAAGTTAATTTAGTGTGGTTTGGTGATAAAGACCAAACAATATTTTCCGATAGAGCATCGGAAAGACTAATAAACCTCCAAGTAGATAATAGCTCAGATAAAGTTAGAGTGCAGGTCCAAACATCGGACGGTTATCAATTTTTATTTAATAGCGCAACGGATTTGCCTAAATTTAAAGTTGTGGAAGTTATGTTGCAACATACTGCATCAACAAAAACCCAAGAGTTGTTTTTTGACGGAGTATCACAAGGTTCTGGTAACTATACTGGGACAATCACGCCAGCCAACACAAGGGCTATTCAGATTGGTTCAGAGCAAAGTGGGTCTGGGCGTTTCTTTAAGGGCATAATTAGTGACTTTAATTATAATAACGAAACCATACAGCTTGGCTATGGCAGCACAAGCACAGACTGGGAAGACACAGTTGGAAGCAACAATGGCACAGTCGTAGGTTCACCAGCTATATTTACAGGTCAAGGGTTCGACGGACACGTTAAAACTTGGTATGACCAATCAGGTAACAGCAGGGATGCAGTTCAAGTGGCGCCTGCGAGTCAGCCTAAGATTGTTGATGCGGGTTCTTTGGTTGAGGATAGCGGGATTGGTGGACTTGACTTTGATGGTGATGACTTTTTAGTTGCCTCTTTGGTATCAGGGGTAGTAAGCCCCCTTTCAATTTTCTCTGCCAGTGTTCAATCTTCAACTGGATATACTGGTTCGTTCTCAAAAAGCAGTGCCGCTAACAGATATTTTGGTATCCAAGAGACGACAAGCACATCTCTTGTCGCCGCAAGAAATTCTACTTCGGTTTCAGTATCCGCTAACGCTTCTGGGAATAACCGTCTTACCTTTGCTGTAACTACTGGAGAAACTTCTACTAGCGTAGGTGCTAAGGGTGGAACTCTTGTCAATACAACTAATGACTACGGAAATGATTTTCGTGTTAACGACGGTATAAACCAACTTACTATTGGTGTTTTAAGAACAGTAACCCCAACTGGTTATTTTAACGGGCATATCCGTGAGCTTATTTTCTACACCTCCGACCAAACAGCCAACCGTGAAGCCATCGAAGCTAACATCGGTGAAGCCTACAGCATCACTGGTATCCCTGCGTATGACAACACAGTGGATGGCTTTGTAGAGACTTGGTATGACCAGTCAGGTAACGGCAATGATGCTGTTCAGGCGGTAGCTGAAAGTCAGCCTAAGATTGTTGATGGTGGTTCTTTGGTTGAGGATGGGATTCAGTTTGATGGCGTGGATGATGTATTGCACTCTCCGTTTATAGATTTTGGCGACCGTCCAAATACAATGTTTACGTTGATTAAATCAAATGACTTTTCAAACAATGCGTGGATCGTGCGGCTGGGCATTAATAATTTAATGTGGACAAATACCCAAGGAGAAAGATTGATATATGCTGGATCAAATATTCAAAGTGGCGTAGCGACATCAAGTCAAGAACTCTGGTCTGCACTTTTTGATAATCCGAACGACACAGGTATACTACACGTTAACGACACACAGGCGGTTAGCGGTGCTATTGGCGGACGTGTAGTCGGTACTCAGAAGATTTCAATTGGCGCCTACCTAACTAACGCATTCAACGGCAACATAAAGGAGATTATTATCTACAACTCCGACCAGTCGGCCAACCTTCCAGCCGTCGAAGCTAACATTAACAATCAATACGAAATCTACTAATGTATCTAATATACGCAAGCGAAGAAGCCGCCCTAGAGCGAGCCGACGAAGAAGGTAAAACCAACAACTTTTCCTACTGGACTGAAGGAACGGGAACCCGCTGGTTGAGTAAGCCAGTTCCTACAGCTGACGATATGTGGGCTCTAGGGGTATCTGGTTATAAATTAAATAGAATTGAATTAACATCTGTAGTTGACAGCTACTTAATCCCCGACACTATCGAAGATAACACTTAACTAACCTTTACACCTGTCCGTTCCGCAGAGAGCTCCTTAACCCCCATCGGTGAGATACATATCCCCAGAAGGAAGCCCGCCGTTCGGACAGGCCTTTTTATAATAACAATATATGAATACTGAAACAGCTCAAGCACTCTACTCCAAATTGGAAGGTAAGAGGCATCAATACGTAGATCGCTCGCGTCAGTGTTCTAAACTAACTCTACCCTACATCATGCCAGATGAGGGTTTTGGCGCACATAGCCGCCTAGAAACACCCTTCCAAGGCATCGGAGCTCGTGGAGTAAACAACCTTGCTTCTAAATTACTACTAGCACTCCTGCCACCTAATGCTCCTTTCTTCCGTCTCAACGTAGACAACCACGGACTAGAGCAAGAAGGCGCACCAGCTGAGCTAATCTCTGAGATAGAGAAGTCCCTTCAGCAAGTTGAAGAGTCTGTTATGGATGAGATCAGCCGCGAGACCTATCGCACTGCCCTCCACGAAGCTCTCAAGCACCTTATCATTTCTGGTAATGCGCTTATCTACCTTCCTGAAGAGGGTGGTATGCGTGTGTTCCACCTTGACCGTTTCTGTGTAGAGCGCGACCCAATGGGTAACATTCTATATATCTGCACCAAAGAGAAGCTATCCTATATGTCCCTCTCACAAGAGATGCGTGACATCGCTGGTAATGCTGATGGTGAAGGAGCTGACAATGACGTCAACCTTTTCACTGCTGTATGTCGCAAGGAGAATGGCTGGAAGGTATGGCAGGAGATCAACGGTAACCTTATCCCTGACAGTGAAGGCTTCTACCCACTAGACAAAAACCCCTTTATCCCTCTCCGCTTCTCCCGCATTGACGGTGAGGACTATGGACGTGGATACGTTGAAGAGTACCTAGGCGACCTGCAATCCCTTGAGAGCCTCCAAAGAGC